CCATTTCCTTCATGGGTATTAGATGAAGATACTTGTCAATGGGAAGCTCCTACTCCAAGACCTGAACTGAGTGCTGAAGAGAAAGAAAGAGGAGCTAGATATTTGTGGGATGAAGACACTGAAAGTTGGGTGTTAGCGGAAGCTCCTTCGGATACCTAATGATGAAGTATGGTCAGGGCCTTCTCAATCTGTTTTATGCTGATTGGGATTGCGTCTTGGATTTGGGCGGCGGCTAAGACCCTATTATGACTGTTTATTTTTGGGCTTCAATGATTGGTGTTGTTTTTGGAATCCTTTTATACGGTGCTTTCAAATATGGCTAGACCAAAAAGAAGACAGTTAGCGATGTATTTAGACGAAGGAATAGCGACTCTTGGAGCGTGGGCCAAGCACCGTGGATTTATTATGAGAGATATCATGACATATGGAAGTGAAGAAGGATTCCCTAAATATGCTGAGAAATATCAGGATAGAGTTTACTATCGAATTACAGATCTTGATGACTACTTTGCTGGAGTTGAAGAAATCTCAGGTATAACTATGGAAAAAGCTGAAGATATAACTAACAAATTTTTAAATATCTTAAGAGATCCAGCTAATGTCTAATGAAATTGAATACAGAGTGAGGGATTTAGAGAGTGAGACTACATATCATGCTAAACAAATATCCAAGATATCTACTGATCTTAGAGATATCAAATTCCTTATCGCACAAATCAGGTGGTTCATTACAGGGGGTGTTTTGTTCTTAATGGCTGATAGAGTTGGATTCTTTGCGGCTTTAGGAATTATGTGAGATTACTTATTCTCTTTCTCTTTTCTTTTACTGCTTATGCAGAAGACTGTCCTGGTCTAGAGAAAGCTAAATGGGCTTATGATACAGATACAAGTTTATTAAGACTTTGCATTGAGGAAGGTAATTTACTTAGGTGTACTACCTTTCCTGTTAGAGTTACACTTGAAGATGATTCTTTTGGTTATACTGAAAATCCATTCAGGAAGTAAAGATGCTTAATTATGTTAAAGCTCATAGGATGGCTCTCCTTTCAATGGACTCTTATTTACCTGTTACAGAGTTTGCTGAGAGATATGGAGATCAGTTTGAGTTCTTTTCAGAAGGAACTACTCAATGTTACTTACTTCACGCATCTAAAAGATCTATAGCTCAACCTCATATTATTGCTGAAGATGAATTAATTATTGTCTTTAGAGGAACAGAACCTAATCAGATTGAAGATATTAAAACAGACCTTGAATTCCTTAAGTCTTATGAATCTGGATGGGGTGATGTCCATCATGGGTTTCAAGAAGCACTTGATCTTGTCTATCCTGCCTTATTAGATAAAGTAGCTTCTATTAGAAACTATCAACGATTGGTGTTCTGTGGACATAGTTTAGGTGCGGCATTAGCTACACTTTGTATGGCTAGAATGGGAGATGTAGATTCAGAACTTTATACCTTTGGTTCTCCTAGAGTTGGAGACAGAGATTTCGCATGTGCGTTTAATTGCCAAAGACCTAAAGTTTATGCATTTAGAAACAATAACGATATTGTGACTCGAATGCCTAAGATTGGGTATCGTCATGTAGGAACTATGTACTACTTTGATTCCTTTGGACATTTAAAAATAGATCCTGCTTGGTGGTATCGCTTTAAAGAATTCTGTTCTGGAATGATTGATGGGTTCATCAGTTACGAGATAGACAGTTTCAAAGATCATTCTATTTCTAACTATGTACGTTGTCTTTCTAACTATGCAAGATGAAACTCAACGTAGGATTGCTGGGGGTTATTATTTTTCTGCTGATAGATCTTCTTGTTGCAGTTGGATTTATTGGTTACCAAGTCTGGAGACACTATGAACAAACTACTGTTTACTCTAAGTCTAGTCGTAATCTCGGGTTGCAGTGCGGCTCCAGTAATAGCTACAGGAGCCAGGATAGCAGTGAACGGGTACTGTGCAATCCCCGAATTGGGGAGAGAGGCTATTCGTTATGAAGTTGCAGAAACTTTATCTCCTAATAAAATAGTGATTAGTTGCGATGATTAAATATACATACAAAGAAACACCTAAACCTCCTGTTAAAGGAAAGAAATCTGTTAAAAAGACGACTAAAAGGAAACTTAAAGAAGCTCCTCTAAGTCTTAAACAGGAAAGCTAATGACTTATTTAGATGTTATCAATGAAGTTTTAGTAAGGCTTAGAGAGTCTACAGTTTCCGCTTGGTCTGGAGATCTCCTAAGTTCTACTACTGCATCTAGTTATACTAAACTTATTGGTTCTCTAGTTAACGATGCAAAAAGAGATGTTGAGACATTTCATGATTGGTTGATTCTAAGAGCAACTCAAGATGTCACAACTGTAGCCGGTACAGACAGTTATAGTTTATCTTCAGGACAAGAGATTAAAGTTCTGGATGTAATTAATCAATCTACTGGACATCACTTAATTCAAGTATCTAGAGAATACTTAAATAATGTCAGGTATCCTTCTGTTTCTACAGGAGAACCTCAATATTATGGGTTCAATGGAGTAGACGCAAGTAACAACCTTAAGGTAGAACTTTCTCCACAACCTACTGAAGCTCAGGTTATCTCTTTTGATCTTGTTAAGTTTCAAGCTGAACTTACTTCAGCAACAACTGTTCTTTCTGTTCCTGAGAAACCAGTTATCTTAGGTACTTGGGCTAGAGCAATTGCTGAAAGAGGAGAAGATGGAGGTACACAAGCTTCTATCGTAGCTGTTGAATACCAGAATTCCTTAAACAAGGCGATCTCTGTAGACAGTGGAATGACAGATTATGAGAATGATTGGTTTGTTAAAGGTAGAGATCTCTAATGCCTAAACCTTTATCTTATCTTCCTTTAGAGAACATTGGGGTTAATGGGTTAAACACCCAAGCTAATCCAGCAACTCTTGATTCTACTTGGCTTACTAAAGCTGAGAATATTGTTCTTAGGGAGTCAGGACGTATCTCTTTTAGAAAAGGTTTTAAGCAGAATGTTCTTAAGACATCTTCTAAGGTAGGTTCATTAACTGAACATAAGATAGGAACTTCATACAAGATATTTGCTGGAGTAGGAGCAAACATCTATACCGTAGACTTTACTTCTCCAAGCACTCCTTGGACTGCAAGTTTTGCTACAGGTGCTTCTGATTCAGATTGGCAGTTTATTAACTTTAATAAACAGCTATACGGTTTCCAAGCTGGTTCGGAGATTGTTAATTATGATGACACTAATGCATCTAAATGGGATCATCTTAAAGATAGAACAAGTTACTCGGCTCCCGCTGGAGTTACCACTTTCGATCCTAGCTGTGGTATGGGGTATTACGGTAGGTTATGGGTAGGAGGGATAACAGAAGAGAAGGATGTCCTTTACTACTCAGATACCTTGATAGGTAAAACATGGGGTTCTGGAGCGGCAGGGTATGTAGATCTAAAATCTGTATGGGGTACAGATGAGATTGTAGCAATACATCCTTTCTATGGTCAATTAGTGATCTTTGGGAAACATAACATTGCTCTCTACACTGGACCCGCAGATCCTACAAATATGGTATTGGGTGAAGTTATAAGGGGTGTAGGGTGTTCTTCTAGAGATTCTGTTCAAGCAGTAGGTGATGACCTGTTGTTCTTATCAGATACAGGTTTAAAATCTTTAAGAAGAACTTCAGAGTTAGATAAAGTACCTATGGTTGAGTTCTCTATCAATGTTAAAGATACATTGATAAGGCATGTTTCTCAAAGTAATGTAGTAAAAGGGTGTTATGTAGAAAATGAAGGAGTATATCTTCTATCTTTTGCAGAGCTAAACATCACTTATGTTTTTGACATAAAACATCAGACTCCTAATAAAGTACCTAGAGTTACTCAATGGGTATTTGATGGAGATAGAGAACCATCCAGTATGGTCTTTACTGAGTCAAAGGATTTATTGGTAGGACAACTGATAGGAAGTGTAGCTACTTACGAAGAGTATTTTGATTCAGATTTTGTAGATGGAGGGACTTATACAGATCACTCCTATACAACTTCTTTTCTCACTCCTTGGTTGAACTTAGGTAATTCTGTTGTCTCTTCTTTATTGAAGAAACTTAAAGCAGTTATTGATGGTGGTTCAGGAACAACTGCAACTATTCGTTGGTTTAAAGACTTCAACCAGAATGTAAGCTCTATCAATGAGCATTCTTTTGAATTGAATCCTTCCACTACAGGTAGTACATTTCTTTGGGGAGCAAGCACTACATTGTATGGTAATAAAGCTACAGGAGTTAATTCCCATACTCATGCATCAACACATACTTTGAGTGCAACTTATGCTCCTATCTTTGGATTACAAGAGTACAATATTAACTTAACTCAATCAGCTAAGTTTCTTCAAATTGAGATGAATGCAGAAACACAAGGTTACTCAGCTACTCTACAATCAATGGCTATACTTTATAAGCAAGGTAAAATACGATGAGCGATTATACTATTGCAGTATCTTGGAGTGGCAAAGATGCTTTATCCGACTCAGATACAGCTAAGATTATCTCAGGAGATGATTTCAATACTGAGTTTACTGCGGTACAAACGGCAGTAAATACGAAAGCTGACTTGAATGGTTCGGCTACTGAAGACTTCAGTGCTACTACTGCTTCAGCAGGAACAAGCACTACAAGAGTTGCTACAACTGAATTTGTACATACAACATGTGCTGCCTATCCAGTAGGAGCTATCTTCACAACTGTAACAGCTTATGCTGATTCTGCGGCTGTTGTTTCAGCTATAGGTGGGACTACCTGGGTTGCCTTTGGAGCAGGGAAAGTTCTAATTGGTTTAGACTCTGGGGATACAGATTTTGATACGATAGAAGAAACTGGTGGATCTAAGACGCATACGTTAACAACTTCTGAAATGCCAGCGCATAGTCATACTGTGGCTGGTGGAGCTAGAAACTTCAGTACACAAGGTACTGGAGGATCTGGTGCTGGAGATGAAGGTGGATTCACTTACTATGCTGCTACTGATAACACAGGTGGTGGTTCTGCTCATACTATTGTCCAACCTTACATCACTGTTTACATGTGGAAGAGAACTGCATAAATGGCTACTAAAGCAATCAGTAATTCTGCTCATATCTCTAGAAAGAAGAGATTAGATTTAGAGCTTCCTCTGATGAAGGAAAGCTTTAATCGTTGGTTCCTTGGGAATACTGAAGCTGTTAGTTTTTGTCTTGGAATTGTTAAGTCTGCTCATTTATGGGATGACTTGATTGATAAAGATAACGACTACACTGATAAAGAAGTACATGATGTCTTTTCTTTCCTTATGTTTGAGATGCCCTCTAATCCTTTCTATATAAGACACCAAAGAGAATTATCTCCAATCATGATGAGTATTCTTCTCAAATGGCATACATCAAATATCTTCGAGAAAGAGAGACAAGAAGGAGATATCAATAAAGCTTTTGTTTTAAGAGCAGAGCTTTACCAACTGTTTGTTATTTGTGCTGTCTTAACAGGTGGAAGAGAATGGGGTATCGAAGTTTCTCCTACGATATGGAGATCCTACGGAGAACTTTTTGAAGATTTTAAGCAGGAGATAGACAATGCCTGAATTTGTAGAAAAAATACTTGCTGGGGATGAAGCTGATAAGCATGGAGATAGAATCAGAGATTATGCAAATAAAGCTTGGTTAAAGTCTCAACCTTGGGATGTTGAAGGTCCGTTAGGTAAAGCTACTTTCGATCAAGCAGAGCAAAAAATTACTTCTGAGTTATCTCCAGAAATGCAGGGAGTATTTGATGCATCTCTTGCAGATTTATATCA